TCGCAGGCATATTTGCAGATGACGGCATTTCAGGCACGAACACGAAAAAACGAGAAGAGTTCAATCGCATGATTGATGAATGCATGGAGGGGAACATCGATCTGGTTATTACAAAGTCCATCAGTCGATTTGCCCGGAACACTCTGGATTGCCTAAAGTATATTAGGCAGCTCAAGGATAAGAACATATCCGTGTTTTTCGAGAAAGAGAACATCAATACAATGGATGCCAAGGGAGAGGTGCTTCTGACCATTATGGCATCCCTCGCGCAGCAAGAAAGTCAGAGCCTTTCTCAGAATGTTAAACTTGGACTTCAGTATCGATATCAGCAAGGGAAAGTCCAGGTCAACCACAATCGATTTATGGGGTACACAAAAGATGAAGAAGGAAACCTAATAATTGTTCCTGAAGAGGCTGAAATCATTAAGCGCATTTACAGAGAGTACCTTGAGGGTAAAAGCCTAGCAGGCATTGGGAGGGATCTTGAGAAGGACGGTATTTTAACAGCTGCAGGAAAACCAAGATGGCGACCGGAGACTATAAAGAAGATTCTCTTGAATGAAAAGTACATCGGGGATGCCCTATTACAGAAGACCTTCACCGTGGATTTTCTAACAAAGAAAAGAGTTAAGAATGAAGGCCATGTCCCACAGTATTATGTTGAAAATAGCCATGAAGCGATCATACCAAAGGAACTATTTTTACAGGCTCAGGAAGAACTTCATCGCAGGAATAATATTTACACAGGGGCAGATAAAAACAAAAGACTCTATAGCAGTAAATACGCTTTGAGCACCATAACCTTCTGCGGGGATTGCGGGGACATTTACAGACGGGTGTATTGGAATATACGCGGTAGAAAAGAGTTTGTATGGCGATGCGTTACGAGAATCGAGCAAGGTCCTGAAACGTGTAAGAACCGCACGGTAAAAGAAGGAGATTTATATGATGCGGTTATGACTGCCATTAATAGACTCCTTGCCGGTGGAGATAACATGATAAGAACACTGGAAGAAAACATCCATGCGGTAATTGGTGACACCACAGAATATAAGATTTCAGAGATTAATGTTTTGCTTGAAGAAAAGCAGAAAGAAGTGATCAGCCTTGCCAATATGGGGAAGGATTACGATTTTCTCGCAGACGAGATAGATAGGCTTCGTGAAAAGCGACAGAGCCTTCTTGTGGAAGATGCATCCTTAAGTGGTGAGAATGAGCGGATCGACGAACTGATAGGATTTATCCGCAAGAACAAATATCGCACCCTACTATATGACGACACGCTTGTAAGGAAGCTCATCCAAAACGTCACCGTGTACGAAGACCACTTTGTGGTAAGTTTTAAATCTGGCATTGAAATTAAGATATAATAGGCACATTTTATTAGCCCATGACTCTAGAGTAGAGTTGTGGGTTTTATTCTGGTTATGCAATTTTGAGAATATTGGTAATTTTATTGTACATATCAACCAAATGGTTTATAATATAATTTAGTAGAATATGGAGGTGCTGTATGACTACGGCAGATATGATCAAACAACTGTGTGAACAAATGAATATAAGTGTGGCGGAACTTGCCAGACGTATTGGTCAGACTCCACAGAACTTTAATAAAAAATTGAAACGCGAAACTGTAACCTTGGATGAATTGAAAGCTATAGCTGATGCCTTGGATATTAAGTTTGAGCAGGCATTCATTTTGCCTGATGGCAATGAAATAAAGACAGGTAATGAGTAAAAGGAGGTGGCCAACCATGATGATTAGTCCAGAAAGTTACTATGAAGAGTATCTTAAAGGAAAAACTAAAGAACAGATAATGACCGCGATTCGGGGACTTAAGCAAGAAATAGGCCGCCTGAAAAATATAATGGAAGGCCCGGAATATGGCATTAAAGAAATCGTGCATCCGAGTGAAGATACACGACTTCACTGTACTCGTGAATACCTGGCAAGAGCCAGACAAGCCTATGCCGAAGCTGGTGGAACTTATACCTTATCAAAATCAGAACAAAAGACTGCTGACTTTGATGCAAATATGCATTCCATTAGCAAGATAACATTTAGCATCGGAGGCTACTTTGATGGCTACCGTAGATATGTTGTAGAACTGACAGATGGATTGAAAGCCTACACAAAATTAT